GCCGGCGCACCCGGTCCCCTTCGCGATCACCCGGTGTCCGTGCGGGAAGCAGTGGCGGTTCTATCCGGCCCAGCAGACCGCGACCGGTGGTCAACTGGCGGCACGCTGGGCGGAGATCCAGTGAGGGCCACCCGGTCGGTGCCGTCGTGGCTGCACCAACCGGTGCAGCAGGCCCTGGAACTCGACACTGTCCGGGAAGGCGCGGTGGTGACCTACCGGATCGTGTTGCCGTTCCTGCCGCCGAGCAAGAACCAGATCCAGGGGTGGCCGGCGCAGTGGCAGTCGGGCGCGAAAAAGAAGTGGATGAAGGCGATCACGGCGCAGTGCGCGGCGCAGAACATCCCGCTGAATAACCCGCGGGTAGGGTTGGCCGCCCTGCTGGTGTTCCCGAAAGCGGCCCGGCGCGACCCGCAGAACTACGCCCAGCAGGTGTGGCATTGGGTGCCGGACGCCCTGCAGGGGTGCACGAAGAAATGCCAGCGGGGTTGCCTGTTGCACGCCGGCGTGTTGGTCGACGACAACGAGGGCCGGGTGCTGATCGGGCCGAACTGGGGGATCACGATGGCGGTGGACACCCGCTCGGCACCGAAACGGGTGCTGGGTCGCACGGTGTTGACGATCGCGGTGGAGACCGCGGTGCCGAGGCAGGCCGCGGGTGGCTGAGCTGAGCGAACCCCAGGACACCCGGCTGCGGGTGTTAGACCTGGTGCGTCGGATGGTGGTCGGTGAGGACGTTCCGGTGGAGGACGTGTTGGTGATGGCGGGGTGGGTGCTCAACGGTGACCACGGCCCGGCGTTGCAGCTACGCGCCCAGATCGCCGAGACCTACCCGACTCCGTTCCCGACCGACGCGGAACCGTATCGGAGCGGTGGCCGAGCATGAACGGTGAGTTGGTGTGGCAGCTGCTGGAGTGGCTCGCTGGGTTGGCCGAGCGGGTGCAGGGCAAGTGGGTGGAGCTGGACACCGACGAGGGGCGGGCCGCCGGCTACGTGTGCGCGGTGGGCCACGACGGCGACTCCTACTGGGTGCAGCTCGATGACGACGAGCGGATTCAGGTGACGGCGGAGGACTTGGCGGTCATGCTGAGTGCGGAACCAGCGGAGATGGATGTCCAGGCCCCGTTGCCGGGTCGCCGCCAGGCCAGACGCAGGCCGGTGCTGGATGTGCCGCTGCCGGGTGATTGATCGACGTGGAGGTGCAGGGCTGTGACGTTGGGCAGGGAGGTGCTGGGGCCGGAGAAAACGCTGCCCGACGTGGCCCCACCGTCCCGCCAGGAACACGTCGCGTTGCAGTCGCTGTGGCAGCAGCGGTGGCCGGCGATCGCCCTGCAGGAATGCGTCGACAAGGTGACCGCCGCCCCCCCGACGGAACGCCGGCAGGTGGCGCGGGACCTGCCGTGCGCCGAGTGCCCGATGAACACCGGGTGTCTCAACGCGAAGAAAAAGGAGCTCGGGCCGTTGCTGTACGCCCGGGAGATCCTCACGAAGCCCCGCAGCCAGGAATCCACCCTGTTCCCGTTTGAGCTGTTCCGGCCGATGTTGGACACCTCGTTGGCGCAGGTCCCGATGTACCAGAAACCGGAGCAGCAGGCGGACGACCTGCTTGTGGTGTCCGGGTGGGACTTGGCGTGGTCGGAGAAGGTCGGCGGGGACCGGTTGGTGCGGGTGACCGCGGTGCACGACCTGAGGCGGCGCCGGAAGCGGCTGCTGAACGTGCAGCGTTACCCGGCGGGTTTGCGGTACACCGAGCAGTGTGAGCTGATCAAAGCGGAGCATCGGCGGTTCAACGAGGATCTGGTGGTTATCGAGTCTGACGCGGCGCAGATCATTTGGGCGCAGCACCTGGAGCAGTCCAGTGACGTCCCGGTGTTCCGGCACACCGCCGGCGAGAAGCAGCACCTGCAGATCGGGGTACCCGGCCTGCTGATCGACTTCGACAACGAGCGGTGGGAGTTCCCCTACGCCGACGGCAGCTTCCAGTTCGGGGAGATGGAGAACATGCTCGCCGAGTTCGAGGCGTTCGGGTGGGCTGACGGGAAACTCGAAGGTGTCGGCGAGCACGACGACGTGGTGATGGCGTTCTGGCACTGCTCCCACGGTTTGAAGGTGTTGAGTGGGACCATCGACGAGTTCCGGTCGGGTCTGCAGGAGGGCCGCACGGACTAGACCCAGGAGGCGACCATGCCGCAGCTGATGGTGTTCGAGTCGGGCCGGCTGGTCTCCCAGATGGTGTCGCAGCTGTCGGAGTTCGCGACCCGTGAGGACTACTTGCAGGCGTTGGAGCAGAAACGACGTCAGGCGGTGTGGAAGCGGCGCGCCTACTACGAAGGCAACCAGTACGACGCCCGCAACGGTGAGTGTCTCGCCGAGCTGCAGGCCGCTGGGTCCGCGGCGGATCCTTCGGAGAAGTGGTTGGCCCGCCAGCTCACCATGTGGGACGCGCACCTGCCGGAGCATCTGCGGTTGCACGAGTACTCCACTCAGCTGATGGAGTCGGTGGATTTCATCGCGAACCGGCTGTCCGGGTCGGCGTCGATCACGGTGGAGGACCCGGCAGCGGCGGAGGTGGTGCAGACCTGTCTGGACAACAGCCCGGAGCTGGCCGGCACCGAAGATGAACAGAACATCACCTTGGTGAACGTGATCCGGGAGGCGCTGAAGGTCGGTGACACCCCGGTGCTGATCCGGTGGGATCCGGTGGAGGGCACCTGCTGGTTGGAGTTCTGGGATTCCGAGGTGGTCGACATGCGTTTTGTCGACGGCCGGCCGGACAAGCCGGAAAAGGCGATCGTGGAGCAGGTTGATTGGATGGTGCCGCCCGGCGAGACCGAGGAGAAGGCGGTGTCGGTGCGCCGGGTGTGGTCACTCAAGCCGCGGTTGGGGGACCTGGCGCTCACACCGCGAGTGGAATGCGCGGAGGAGGTGTTCCTGCTCGACCAGACCGGCACCGCCGAACCGGTGCTGGTCGACACGATCTGGTGGGGCATCCCGTTCCTGCCGTGGTGGCTGCTGCGCGGCGACAAGAAGTCGTTGCGGGCGGTCCGGGGCGAGTCGCTGATCACCGACCAGGCCATGAAGACCGCGGACCGGTTCAACGCGGTGGAGCAGGTGTCGTGGCTGATCTGCCGGTACAACTCGCATTCGACGCTGGCGGTGATGGGGGACGCGGCGCTGCTGCAAACCAAGGAGACCAAGCGGATCCAGAAAGACGTCGCGGACATCCTGCCGTTCCCCGGTGGCACCAGCGCCGAGGTGTTGTCGTTGCCCACCGACGCGCAGATGATCGAACACCAGAAGCAGGTGCTGCTCGACGGGATGTATGGCGCGATGGGCGTCACCCGGGTCGACCAGACCTCGTTGGAGGGGTTGGGTGGGGTCACCGGCTACGCCCTGGAGATCCTCAACGAGAAGTCCGGCGGCACGTTCCGCAAGGTCCGGTCCAACCTGATCCGGGACTGGAAGACGCTGCTGAACCTGGTGTTGGACGCGCACGCCTACTGGTCGCAGGGCACCCGGTTGGAGGAGGTCGCCCCGGACCTGCTCACCGCGCTCACCCTGGACGCCGAGCTGGCCGAGCCGGCGACCGACTTCAACGCGATCGACCCGCAGGCGGTGTTCCCGAACCGGGCGATGGAGGTGGTGTTGGGTTCCGGGTACGTGGTGGACGACACGAAGATCCGCGACGACTTCGTGGCGAAGCTAATCAGCCAGGAGGAGGCGCTGCGGCAACGCGGCAAGTCCGACGACGAAATCAGGCGGATCATGGCGGAGCAGGCGGGGGCGCAGCAGCGGGCGATGGAGGTGCAGGCGGTCGCGTTCGGCCAGACCGGCACCGAGGCCACCGTGCGGCAGCCCGAGCGGAAACCACCAGCCAACAAGTCGTCGGTCGGGTCCACCTCCGCGTCCACCGCGCGGTCCGCGTGACCCGCGTGCACCGTTCCGACGCCGGCCGGGAGGTGCTGTCCGCCAGCCAACGGTTGATGGACGGGTTGCTGGTGGAGGAGCGGCGGTGTTTCGCGGCGATCGAGCAGGCGTTGCGCGGGGTGGCAGACGATCTGGAAACGCGGGTGCGCCGCACCGCCAAGCAAACCGGGCGGGCCTCCCTCATCGCTGGGTTGGCCGGGTTGCTGCCCGACGACGACGTGGTGCGCTCAGCGGTGATGGCGCCGGTGGGTGACCTGTTGGCGGTCACCCGGGAACGCACCCTGGTGGTGGTGCGCCGCCAGCTCAAAGCCTGCGAGTCGGTGGTGCCGGCCCGCTGGGACGGGGTCGCCGGACGGGCGGTCGCCGCAGCGAAGGCGCAGTCCACCCAGTTGGAGTTCAACTGGTTCGGCCGCTGCTGGGACGGCGCTGCTGCTGGGGCGGGGTTGACCCGGCTGGCGATGGTGGGCCAGACGCAGACGTGGTGGGCGCGCGGCGAAACCACCGACGAGTTGGTGCAGCGGCTGCTGAGTGAGGAGTTGGTGCGGTTGCCCGGCGCGGAGTCCCGCGGGGCGTGGTGGCAGCTGCGGGGGCGGTGCAACGCGGAGGCCCGCAACGCCAGCGTCGGGTTGACCAACGGGCTGCTGCTGGCGGGCATGGCGGCGTGGAACCAGACCATGACCACCAGCTGACCGGCCCAAGTGTTTGCCCAACCTGGATTGTGGGTGTAGGATAGAGGCAGAACACACGAGGGCTGGCACGCACTGCGGGAGGGCTGCTTTGGCTGCCGAGTCGATCCCTGGTGTGTTCGACTCGGCAGCCAAAGCAGTGGCCGCCATCGTGCAGCGGTAGAGCCTAGGGCGGGTGCCCCCTGAGACGTGGAGACCTTGATGACTGTGGTGACGAATGTGTCTGACCTGTCCCCGGCGATGGAAGCTGCGCTCCTCGGCGCGCACCCCGAGGGCACCGGTTGGTTCCGGCTCTCTGGTGATGTCCTCACCGTCACACTCCGGGCGTTGGTGGAGCGGGGCCTGGCGGACGACGACTGCAAGCTCACCGACGCGGGGCGGCGGGCCCGGGAGGCATTGCTGAATGGGGCGGAGCGGTACGCGGTGGAACCGGCCAGGACCGACACTGACCTCGACCAGGTGTTGGAGTTCACCGCGGTCGGTGCGCAACGCACCTACGAGCGGGCGTTGGAGTCACTGACCAGCAAGCTGGGCGCTGGGGCTGTGGCGTGGTCGTTGGGTTGGTACGCGGAGCAGGCGGTGCAGGCTGAGTGGATCGCGGCGTTCTGGGACCGGTTGCTGCGGGTCCGACGTGACGGCGCGACCGCTGCCGAGGTGGCGGCTCAGGGTGAGCAGGACGTGATGCGGGAGCTGACCATGTCGAGCCGGGCGTCCGCTGACCCGTACTCGCGGGCCAACGCTGAGGTGACTCGCCGGGCCGCTTCGGCGGTGCTGGAGACGGTCCGCGCGCTGCTCAGTTGGGGCGAGTGAGATGACGACCGAGTCGGATGTGTCGGCGGGCAAGGTGGCGTTGGTGGAGGTGGAGGCGCTCAAGCGGGAGCAGTTGGCCCGCATCGGCACCCGCGACAACCAGGTGTACGCCACGTTGGCGGCGGTGGGGCTGGCAGCCGCTGCCATCCAGCGGGGCGGCTCCACAGCGTTGCTGCTGGCGGTGCCGCCGGTGGTGCTGGTGCTTGGCCAAACTCGGCTGGCCAATGACGTGAAGGTGGCCGCGATCGGCCGGTATCTACGCGAGGTGGCTGGTCCCCGGCTGGAGCAGTTGACCGGCGAGTCGGCGCTGGTGTGGGAACGGTTCCAGCGGGTCGGTTCGCGGCGCCGTGCCGTCAGCCACCTCCTCGCCGACCTGCTGCTGTTCGTGGTGGGCCCGCTGGCGGCTCTGGTGTACTTCTGGACGAGTACCCCGTCGGTGGCGCTGCTGCTGGTGTCGGTGGCCGAGCTTGTGTTGGTTGCCCTGTTCACAGCGGAGCTGCTGCGGTGCTCCGGGGTGCTGCTGGAGAAGGACGGGATGTCGGGACCGCAGGCCGAGCGAGTGTTGTGATCGACGTGGGTGAACCACCCTGACGCGACTGGGGTGGTTCACCCATCCATCGACAGAAGGACGTGGAGTGATGGCTGAGATGACTGTGCGGCATGCGTTCGTTGAGGGGATGCGGTGGCTGGTTGCGGCGGCGAAGCAACCCAACTCAGACACGGCGACCCGGTACGGGGCGCTCGCCACAGCGCATTTCGCGGCGGTGTCCGCAGCACAGGCGCTGCACCTGCCCGGTGACATGGTTTTGCCGGGCAGTGAGTCGTGAACGCCGCGGCACTGGAGGTGTCCCGTCGGCTGCTGCGTGAGCTGTTGGTGCAGAATCTAGCGGCGGCCGGGCGTGAGCTGCGGGGCGCTAACGCGATGCTGGAGCTGGCGGTAGAGCAGCAGAACTCTGGGCTGTCTGACGACACGGAAGGGCGGCTGCAGGACGAGTTGACTGAGATCGTCGGACAGGTCGAAGAGATGCTCGACGAGCTCGATCCCGGTGGCCGGCGATGATCCGGCTGGTGGGGGTACGCCGCGGGCCGCTGACGCCGCGGTTCAGCGCTGGAGCTGCCGGTGCCAAAGGAACAGGTGGGCAGGGACCGCTCCCTGCCCATGACGTGGAGGTTCGGATGGAAGCCTTGATCGCGGAGCTGCGCGCGGCGCGGGACCAGCTCGTTGCGACCCTCGCCGAGGGCCTGCCGCAGGCCGCGGCGGACCAGGCCCTGGCCAGGATGGACAAGATGCTCGGCGTGGGCGAGTCGTGGTGCAACTGCCAGGCAATCCCGGGCACGGTGAATTACCCGGGTCCGTGGCATCCGACGGGGGACACGCCGGGCTGCTAGCCGAGAGGACCCCGACCCGCCAGGTGTGCTGCCCCTGGCGGGTCGTGCTGTGCGGCACACTGGGCGCGTGGCGGGCCCACTGTTGCTTAAGCAGGTACACACGGTGGTGGACAAGGTGACCACGATCGTGTGCCTGGACGCGGCCGGTCAGATCCAGCCGGTGGATGAGCCGTTCGAGACGCTGGCCGGCGAGTTCGACCAGCCGCCATTCCACATCCACTGCCGTACCGGGGTGGTGCCGTGGCTGCCGGGGTTCGTCTCCGACCAGCGCCAGTTGGCCAACGCTGAGTTGTTGCGCCGCCCACTCAAGCAGCGCCGCAAAGGCCCGGATGGTGTGGGCGCCCGGATTCCGCCGCTGCCGCGCGACCGCTGAGGACGAGGTCGGCACGCCGGGCATCTAGGCGGGGCAACAGTGGCTAGCATGGAAGGTATGGAACAGCCGAGAGGGGTCCGGTCGAGGTCTTGCCGTCTCGACCTGCAGCGGACCTCCTGGCCGCCCGTTTAACGGAGATCGAGGTACGCAGCCCGGCTGGGAACGCTGCAGCCGGGCTGCTGCTGTCTGAGGTCCGTCCCACCGTGTGACGCTGGTCTGATCATGCCCTGGTCGAATTGGCCAGGGCTTTCGTTGTGCGCCGATGATTCGGCCTGACAGGACCACCGTGTGAACCCGCGCGGGTCCGGGCTGGTTGGAACCGTTTCGGGGGCCGGCGCCCGGAGACGAAGCCGGGTGTCGAGGGACTGGAGACGAGGATGCGACGAGGGTTGAACAGCCGGTTTGTCCGGCTGCTGCGCGACGGCACCCAGGACGGCGACCCCCCGAAGACCGGTGGCGGCGGGTCGGGGGATTCAGGCAGCGGTCAGGGCGGGTCCGGGTCGGGTGGCGGCCCCGGCGGTGGTAGGCCGGGCGACATGGACGACCTGTTCGACGACCTCGACGACGGCAAAGGTGGCGGCGAGGTCGGGCAGAACCAGCAGCCGTTCTCCGAGGCGCAAGTCAACGCGCTCGGCACGATGTTCGAGCGGGCATTGGACCGGCGGATCAACGCGGTGCTCAAGGACCGCCGTCAGGCCAAGCCGAAGCCGCCGGTCACCCAGAACGACGGCAACCAGGGCGGCCAGGAGCAGGCCGTCACGGTGGACCGTGGTGCCCAACGGGAAGCCCGGTTGGCGTTCCGCGAGTACGTGGGTGACCGGGTGAAGTTCGTCTCCGAAGTGGAACGCCAGCACGCTATGGCACTCGGCGCTAACCAGGTGGCCGGGTGGGACGGCGACGGCGACCCCGACCAGTTCGGCGCGCAGGTCGCGGAGAACGTGGGGGCGTCGGTCCTGGCTTTGCGCAAGCACTACCGGGACTTGACGGTCAGCCAGCTTCGGCGCCGCGGCCAGCTGAAGGAGGAGCCCAAGAGCAACGGGCAGCTGGGGACAGAGGGTGGTTTCCAGCTGCCCGCACCCACCGGCGGCGCCCCCGGTGCCGGCTCGGCACACGCGCAGACCTTGCCGCCGGTGACCCGGGCGGCTGCGGCGGTGCAGAACGCGGTGAACCTGGCCGCCGAGTTCAACCAGGCCAACGGGCGCCAGCCCGCCAACCAGCAGTAGGGAGAGCGACATGCCACGGCAGGAGACGAGCTTCGGCGGTGGGTACCGGCCCGGCCTGGTCACCATCACCGACCCGACCACCGGTCAGGTCGAGTGGTTGGCCAGCGAGAACTACATCGTTAAGCGGGCCGGTATCACCTTGTCCGCGGCGGGCGTGGACGCCGACGAGAACGGCCGGAAGATCGTGAAGGGCGGCACGGTGCTGGCGAAGCTGACCGGCACCGCCGATGTCGGCAAGTACGTGCCGTACGACCCGGACGGCACGAACGGCGCGGACGCGCCCGCCGGGTTCCTGTTCCCGTCGGATGTGAACCTGCAGTTCGGGGATCTGACCGTCGGGTTGCTGATCATGGGCTCGGTGATGGAGGCCCGCTGCACCGGTTTGGACGCGGACGCGAAGACCGCGTTGGAGAACCACTTCACCTACCAGTGAGCAAGGAGATGTGACAGATGGCGCTGTGGGAGCTGGAGGAGTTGCAGCCGCCAGCGGTGCTCGGGTTCATCCGTAACCTGCTGCCGCTGCCGACCTACCGTGGGAACAGCTTCCTGCCGCAGGTCACGGTCGACGACGTCGAGTTTGAGTACATCAAGGGGTTCAACGACCTGCCGGTGATGGCGCACATCGTGACGTGGGACGCGGAGTCCCCGATGGGGTCGCGGGCCGCGCAGGGGCAGCGGGTGCAGGGTGAGCTGCCGCCGATGAAACGCAAGGAGCGGATCACGGAGAAGGAGATCCTGCGGTTCCTGCAACCCCGCCGGGGCACCGCGGATCAGCAGGCCGCGATCCGCCAGGTGTACGCCCGGTTCGACCGGTTGACTGCGTCGATCCTCGCGCGGATCGAGTGGCTGCAGATGCAGGCGCTCTCCGAGGACAAGGTGATCTACAGCGAGGGCGGCATCATCATCGCGTTCGACTTCGGGATCACCGGTGAGCAGCAGATCAACCTGGTCACCCAGACCGACGGCACCACCGCGAGCGTGGCGTCGAAGTACGGGCCGGTGTGGACGGACCGGGCCAACTCCACCCCGATCTCGGATCTGATGGTCTTGTGCGGCGAGGTGCAGGACCGCACCGGGTCGCGGCCGGCGCGGATGGTGATGTCCCGGTCGATGGCGGCGAATCTGCTGTTCAGTGAGGAGATCAAGGGCTTCGCCTACCAGCTCAACATGCCGGACCGGCCGTTGACGCAGGCCGAGGTCACCGACGTGTTCAGCCGCTACGACCTGCCGTCGATCTCGACCTACGACGTGAAGGTGAAGGCTGAGGCGCACGACGGCACCACCACCGAGGTCCGCACCATGGCGGAGAACAAGGCGTTCCTGCTGCCGGCGCAGAACATCGGCAACACCCTGGTCGGCCCCACCGCGGAGTCCCGGCTGCTGATCGGCACCCCGTACCAGAACCTGATCTCCGGGATCTGGGGCAACACCTACCAGAAGGATGAACCGCCGAGCGAGTGGACGAAGGTGGCGGCGGTGGCGTTCCCGTCGATGCCGAACGTGCACGAGCTGGCGCAGATGACGCTCGGCGCGTGAAGGTTCGCCTCGGCGCTCCTCCACCCGGTGCCGGGGTTGAAGCAGGCGGGGTGGGATGGTCTGCTAGGGCGTCCCGTCTCCGCCTGAGGCAAGGAGGTGCCTGTGCTGCGAGCCGGTTTGGCCGACGACCCAGGGTTGTGTCGTTGCGACCCGCAGCCGGGCACCTTCAACGTGCCGGTCGGGTTGGATGAGGACCTGTGGCGCGGCAGCTGTGGTGCGGCAGCAGACGCGGGTTCGGAGGAACCCGGTGTGCTTCCCGACCCCACCACCGGCCTGCCGACCCTGACGATCCGGGAGCGTTCGCGCACGTACTACGAGGCCGATGGTGCTCCCCGCTACGACTGGACCGACCTGGTGATCGGCCCGACCCTGGCTTTGGAGGCGCGGATCGAGGTGAACGACGCCACGGGACAGACCCGGGTCACGGCGTCAGCCGTGGTCGCCTACTCCGGTGAGCGGGTGCCGGACGAAACCGCGGTCGCTCTGGATTCGAGGGGCTGGCGCTGGGACATCACGTCGTGCCGGACGCTCCCGGGTCGGCTGGAAATGGCGCTCGAACGGATCTCCGATGCCGAGTAGCCGGATCGTGGTGCGCGGCCTGGATGAGTGGCGGGCCGGGTTCGACCGGCTCACCCACATCAGCGAAGGCCAGGAGGCGGTGTGGCGGCAGGCCACCGAGGTGATGTACGGCCGCACCCAGGAAGTGGTACACGTGATCAGCGGCGAGCTGAAAGCCTCCGGGCGGTTCGGCACCACGCGCGGCCGCACCCAGATCATCGGCGAGGTCACCTACGGGGGCACTCCCGGCTGCGACTACGCGATCTTCGAAACTCGCCGGGGCGGGTCCCACGACTTTCTGACGAGGGGGTTCGTGGCCGCCACGCGTACGTTCCGGTCGGCCCTGGGGCATATGGTGGGAGTCGAAGTGGACTGGTGGAAATAACCCCCGCGAGCGCAGGCACGCTCCGGGGGTCAGGCCGACTGATTGGGGTCGACGTGGTGATGGTACTGGCCTGTTGGGCAGCGGACTGCAAGAAGCCAGCGAATCAACCAGGCGCGGCCCGAGGCCTGTGCTCCAGCCACTACAACCGATGGAGGCGACACGGCGACCCTCTCGGCGGCGGTCGCCTGCGGGTCGGCTTCCCCCGCAGCCTGGATCTGTGGATCGACCGGTCCGGTGGGCCCGACGCGTGCTGGCCATGGACAGCGGCCATCAACCAGCACACCGGCTACGGCATGATCGGTGCCCCGCTGAGCAACTTGGCCCACCGGGCCGCCTACCTACACTACGTCGGGCCCATTCCGGCCGGTCTGGAGCTGGACCACATGTGTCACAATCTGGATCTAGCGTGCGCGGGTGGCCGCCGATGCCAGCATCGCCGATGCTGCAACTACGAGCGCCATCTGCTGGCATCAACGCGCGGCGACAACCTCCGCCGCGGGCGGGGCGGATTCTGATGGAAGTTGTCCCGGCGGCCCGCCGGCACCTGATGAGCTACCCGTCGGTGCGGGGTTACGTGCAGCACCGGGTGTTCACCTACCGGTTGTTCGAGCACGTCAACGGGGAAGGCACCCGGGCGATCGTGTGCCGGCTCAACGCCGGCTGGGCCGAGCCGGACCGGTCCCAGTCGGTGGAGTTCCCGATCCTGGTGGTGGATTGCTGGTCGGACTGCACCCGCAACGCCGACGGCACGAAGGCTGCGGAGGATGCCATCCCCAACGCCCTGGCGCTGTACCGGGTGGTGGACCCGGTGTTGCACCGCAAACGGAACATGGTGTGGGCGGACGGCGGCAGCCGGGGGCTGTTGGTGGTCGACATCAAGCGGTGGATCGAGCCGTTCTACCAGACCAAGGACGAGTCGCACGCCGGTGTCGCCTACGGGGTGGAGCTTGGCGACTCGGCGGTGGTTTCGGTGCAGTACGCCATGACCGTCGCCCACTAGACGGGAGCCGGGATGGATTGGCTGATGGATCTGATCAGGTTGCCCCAGCGGGTCGCCGACCTGGAGGCCCGCGCGAGAGAAATGGATGCCAGGATGTCCGCAGTAGACGATGTTGTACGGCAGCTCAACGAGGCGACCAACGATGTGGCGGATGACGTGGAGCGGCTGCGCGCCGAGGTGCAGGGTTCCGACGCGGCGACGGCCGAGAAGTTCACCCCGATCATCGAGCGGTTGCGTGCGCTCGCGGTGGACCCGGAGAACCCGGTCCCGCCCACGGTGTAGGCCCAGTACACTGGGCGTTGAGCAGCAGTGTGCTCAGTGGAGACACAAGGCCGGGGACCTGTCCTCCCCGGCCAGACGGCCCGCCGGATACCCCCCCGGCGGGCCGTTCTCATGCTCAGACGACTGGGCACGGGCATGACGCCGGGGCGGGCGGATACTCCAGTCAGGGTCGGGTGATCTCGTTGGTTGGAGGTGTTGCAGGTGCCGTTCCGTAGCAAGCTGCAGTGGCGGGCGATGCACGCGAAACCGGGGCACCGAGGTTGGGTGAAGCGGTGGTCGCGGATGAAGCCGTACCGGGCGCTGCCGGCGCGAGCGAAGAGGACCCGGCGCCGGCGGTGACGAACCCTCAACCTCAGGTAGAGGTACGCTGCCCAGTCGGCGCTGGCGGTATGTTCTTCAAACTGCTCGGCACCCCGGTCGCGTCGGTGAACCGGGACAGCAACCTGATCGAGGTGGCCTGCCGGGAGTGTCTGCGGCGTGAACGGGTGGCCCGGCCGGAGGTGTCGCTGGTGTTGCACCGGTTCGCCCTGGACGGAGAGCTCGTGAACACCGAGGTGGTGTGAGACCCTGGAAGGCGCCCATGGCGAAAGGTTCACCTTTCGGAGCCGCGACCGATTGACGACCGGTCGCGGCTCCTCCCGTGTGTGAGACTTGGATGCCGACCGTGTTCACCGACCTGGGCGGCCCGCTGGACGCGGGGTGTGTGGTAGCCCCCGCGTCCAGCTTCGTGTGACGCTGCCTCCGGCTGTGCCCCGGTGTTGTTGCTGGTGG